GAGGCCGTGCTGCCTTGAGGATTAACCTAGCTGCTCCAGCCAGCTCAGGAACTTCAGGGCTGAATATACCAGTTTAACCTATGTACAACGGGAAAACCGCTAAGGCACTCTACAGCGAGTGTGAGACGCTACGCCAAACTTACCTTGAGCGAGCTAGGGACTGCTCTGAGTTGACTATCCCAACTCTTATCCCGCCAGAAGGCCACTCCTACGCTACCAAGTATGAGACCCCTTACCAAGGGGTTGGAGCTAGAGGCGTTAATAACCTAGCTGCTAAGCTGCTCTTGGCTCTGTTCCCTCCCAACGCTCCATTTTTCCGACTCAGTGTAGATAAATACAAACTCCGAGAGTTAGGTGGTGATGACGAAAGCAAGACTGAGATTGAGAAGGCTCTATCGGAGATAGAAAGAACCGTGATGAGGGAGGTGGAAACCTCGGCTCTGCGGGTTCCAGTGTTTGAGGCTCTCAAGCATTTGGTGGTTGCGGGTAATGTTTTAGTATTTACCCCGAAGAAAGGGGGCATCCGTGTTTTCCAATTAGAAAACTACATTGTTAAGCGAGACCCGTTTGGCAATGTGATGCACATCTGTACCAAGGAAGTTGTGGCTCCTGCTGCTCTCCCTGAAAACATTAGAGCTGAAGTTAACGAGGAGGCTCTTAAACGGCAGACAGGAACTAACGAACCCACAGTGGAGCTGTACACAGCAATCTGCCGCCAAGATGATGGCAAGTTCTATGTATGGCAAGAAGTCGAGGGAAATCAAATCCCCGGCACAGTGGGCTATTTTAAAGAAGAGGATAATCCATATATCCCTCTCAGGTACAGTCGGGTGGACGGTGAGGACTACGGCCGTGGGCTAGTGGAAGAATACCTTGGAGACCTAAAGAGTCTTGAGGCTCTGACCCAAGCTATTGTGAAACTAGCTGCGGCCTCTGCTAACATTAAGATTCTGGTTGATCCTAACGGGACTACCAAGGCTAAGAATCTTGCTCAGAGTCCGTCTGGTGCTTTTGTCTCTGGACGGGCTAACGATGTTTCTGTTCTTCAGATGGAGAAGGTCGCCGATATGCGAGTGACCAAAGAGGTGGCGGGGAGCATCGAGCAGCGGCTCGCCTACGCTTTCCTCCTGCACACTTCAGTCCAGCGAGACGCAGAGCGAGTTACCGCCGAAGAGATTCGGTATATGGCTCAGGAGCTAGAGTCTGCCCTTGGGGGAGCCTACTCCATCCTGTCTCAAGAATTTCAATTACCACTTGTCACTAGAATCATGGATCGTATGGCTAGTGAGAAGAGGCTTCCTAAGCTGCCTAAAGGTGAGCTGGTCAAGCCGATGATTGTCACGGGTGTAGAAGCCCTTGGCCGTGGGAATGATTTAAATAAATTAGATATGTTCGTAGCTGGGGTCGGCCAAATCTTTGGCCCGGAGGCCATTCAGCAGTATGTGAATGTGTCTGATTACCTGAGCCGCAGGGCTACCTCTCTTGGCATTGAGACTGAAGGGCTGATCCGCTCTGATGAGGATGTGCAAGCAGAGGCCCAGCAGCAACAGCAGCAGATGATGATGGCCCAGATGGCTGAGAAACTTGGCCCATCTGCTATCAAGTCAGCGACAGATGTTTCCCTCGCTCAAGGAGGAGAAGCCCCTGTCGAAGAACCGCCTCCCGCTGAGTAATTTCAGCTTGAGGCACAACCCAGATAAGGAGAAAAATGAGCGACATCGTTGAAGTCCAACCGGAAATATCCGGTGCGGAAGCACCTAATCAACCTATGGCAGACCCTGAAAATGCTGCCTCTGTTGAAACATCCACCCCTGAGACGCCTACCGAGGACTCGGAACGTCCAGAATGGCTCCCTGAGAAGTTCCAATCCGCAGAAGATTTAGCGTCTGCCTACAAGGAACTTGAAAGTAAACTTGGGCAACCCAAAGAAGAGGAAGAAGCCTCGGAGTCTACCGAAGAACCTACCCCTGCTGATACGGATTGGCAGAATAAGATTGAGCCTTTTACTAAAGAGTATGCTGAATCCGGGGAGTTAGCGCAGGAGAGTTTTGATAAGCTCTCTGAGATGGGCTACCCACGGGAACTTGTAGAGTCCTACATGGCTGGGCAAGAAGCTCTGGGAAGAGTAGGCACAGTCCAAGAGGCTGAAATCATAGACGGAGTAGGAGGTCAGGAGGCTTACCAGCAGATGACTGAGTGGGCTAAGGAGAACCTTAGTGAGTCTGAGCTTACTGCTTATAACAACACTATGAGCAGCACGGATGCTGATGCAGTAAATTTTGCTGTCAAAGGACTCCAAGCCCGTTTCCAAGCATCCAACTCTGAGCCTAACTTGGTGATGGGAGATGCCACAGGAAACAGTGGTAAAGGCAGGGCTTTCCGTAGCAACGCCGAGCTTGTCGAAGCAATGGGCGATCCTCGGTATAAAGTGGATTCAGCTTACCGTGAAGATGTAGATAAACGATTAGCAGCAAGTAGTATTCTTTAACCCAAAATAAAGGAGATAAATAGAAATGGATAATAAACCCGGATATAAAACAACTGAGTTCTGGCTTTCAAGTGTTGCGGTTCTGATAGGCTTGGCCTTCGGAAGTGGACTCATATCTGAGACAGGAACTTCTGGCATCGAAAAATCTGTAGCTTTCGTGGCTTCAGCCCTAGCAGCCCTCGGATACTCTGCCTCAAGAGGTAATGTCAAAAGTGCTGAAATTGAGAGTAAGAAGTGATTGCAGAACTCCTGACCGCTCTAAAAGCCATCCAAAGTCTACCCAAGATTCTGGAAGCAATAGAGCGGTTAGGAGATATTCAAACAGCTCATGTAGCTCAACAGCGTAAAGATGAAAAAGATAAAGCTGTTATTGATCTTATCCGTGCTGCTAGGGAACGTAGGCTGCGGAGTAAGCGTCAAGCTGGACGGGTTCAGGGAGATAGTGGATCAGCATCCGATGGGTTTGGAGAAGGCGGTGGAGTCTGATGAAGGTACTGCCTTTGTCAAAGCTCTTGGCCTCTACATAAATGAGCTTGAAAGACAGCTCGAAGCTCAACGGTAATTTTGTTTTACCACTTTCTTTTTGACAGAGTGATTCTTCTTCACCTATCTCTTACTTTAGATTTGTAACAGGCATATCGAAACCGATTGTTTGAATGCCCCTAGACCCTTTACGGAGGACAATCTTTGTCTGGCGTTGGCGATGTGGACGATGTGACCAGTGCAAACCAGCTCTGCAAGCGGGTGCTTGTGGACACATAACTAAAAGAACCTAAACAAAGGAATTATTGAATGAGTGCTACTACTCCCTCAAGAGTTGGTCTGGTTAATAACACCGGAACTGACTATACCGAGTTGTTCCTGAAGAAGTTCGCTGGTGAAGTGCTGACCACGTTTGAAACAGAAAACGTGTTTAAGCCCCTTCCATACCGTTCGAACTATCTCCAACGGCAAGTCGGCTCAATTCCCTGTGACGGGCGTGGCTGGAGCCAGCTACCACGTTGCGGGTGAAAACATCTTGGACAGCGGCAATAGCTACCTGTCTCAGATTAAACACGCCGAGAAGATCATCAGCATCGACTCCATGCTCACCGCTAACACTATGATCTATGAGCTTGATGAAGCCATGAATCATTACGATGTTCGCTCTATCTACACGACTGAGCTGGGCCGTGCGTTGGCTAAGAAGCATGATAAGACGATTGCTCAGGTGATTGCCCTCGCTGCTCGTACTGCTACGACCATCTCTGGTGGTAACGGTGGTTCGCAGCTCGATAAGGGTGCTTCTGGTTTGGATACGGGTACTGAGATTGCTGATGCGATCTATGATGCTGCCCAAACTCTTGACGAGAAGGATGTACCTAGCAATGACCGTTACGCTGTAATGGCCCCTGCTGAGTATTACCTGTTGGTTCAGCACCTCGCTGCTGTTGGCAATGCCAATGCGGTGGGTAGCTATGTTGAAGGTGAAGTCGTTAAAGTTGCTGGAATGCGCGTCATTCCGAGTAACAACGTACCTAACTCCAGCATCGCGGCTGCTACTGGCGAAAACAACACCTACAATGGTGATTTCACTAACACCAA